GTTTTTTTTTTTTCGTTTAATAATAACAGAATCCACGCAATAAATGTCTTGTATCCTTCTTGTAACTTGATACTCATCCTCATCTCCATACCTAACTTCTTTAAAGATTTCTCTTGGGTGCTTAGAGCTTGTAAAAATAATAGTTTCTGCTAATAATTGTCTGCTTCCACCTTTAAATTCTATTCTAAAAGGTTTTCCTCCAGTAAAACGCAAAAATGTGCTAAAATCCATATAATCTTCTCTAAAATCGTCAATTAAGACTTCTTTATGTCCATCATATCCTTCCCACCATTTCATATTTATAGGTTCATATATATCAGGATACATATCATACGCTCTGGTGGTCTTACCCTTACCAGAACCACCCCAAAACCAAATAATTTTTGGTTCTACCATTCGTTTTGGTTCATAATATTTAAGCATACATTCAATAGTTCTTAAACCTTGTAAATTCTTAACTTGTCCAGCATCTACAATATCTCTAACGCCCTCCCCACTAACAATAGAATCTCTAATGCCTAATAGGTCATTACGCTTTCCCTGTTTTTTTGGAGTTCCGTCCTCAAATATAGTCTCTTGCTTAGAACAATATACTTGATTTTGTTCAGCAGAACCTTTAGATATTTCAATATGACATTTTTTTTGAAATGCTTTAATTACTTGATTAAAAGTCTTATCATTTTTAAATTCTATATATATCTGATAATGAGGAGTCCCTTTTTCTCCTACTTCCTTACCTATAATAACATACTGATATTTCATTTGCTTTATTAACTCCAAACTACTATCATCATAGTTATTCCAAGTTACGCAAAATCTACGTCGCCGAGTATCCATACTAAATAATATAACTTCTGTGATTATTTTATAAATATATTTAATCAATATATATTTATTAAACTACTTAAAGAGAACTCTACCCATTAAACCACTATGCCATATCGCCGAAAAACACGTCGCCCAATCAGGAGACGAAAAAAAAGACAACTACAACCTCGTCGAAAAGGTGCCGTAAGAGGCAAAATTCGCCTACAAAATAAAGTAGAATTACTTTCTATAAAAACATTAAAACCTAAATCAATAGTAAAAAAATTCCAATATTACAATACTATGGAAGTTCACAATCATTTACTTGCGACCAATCAAAATTCACAATTCATAACCTTAAATCTTAATAGTCCGTGGTTGTTAAATTCTACAACATACGCCCAACAAGGGATAAATGTCTGGAATTTCAACACACCTATGGCTCCACATACTAACGGACATGCGGTCGCATCAGGCACATCTTACCCTGCTTTCTTTACAAATGAAAGTTCACCTGGCCTTGCCTATCAACAGCAAGCAGTTATAGGGACAAAAGTCACAATCACAGCAACCCCTATCTCTTCAACCGAAGCGTGCGGTCCAACAGCATTATTCGCTGTAATAGAAACCCAACCAACTACATATACAAATACACTTGATATAAACGAACTATATTCCACACCATACGCTCAAGTTCGTAAGGTTACTGGTAATCAATCTGGATACGCCCTTACAGGCAATACCAAATCTGCTAAAATAGTAGTGAGATACTCACCAAAAAAATTCAATAATATTAAAGACTTAAGGGATAATCACAACTTTTATTCAGCAACATCCGCTCCCTCCTTAAGTGCTACTGGTTCTCATCCAGCAGAAAAAGATAGACTAACTTTCGGGTTAGTTAATTGCTTCTCAAATCCTAACGTCGCACAACCATGTTGTCCAGTTATGATCCAAGTAAAAGTAGAGGCAATAGTCATATTCTCAGAACCATTCCCAAATCAAAATATATTTCCCGCAGCTCCCGCTGGCGGAATAGAAATAGTAAACTAATACTACAGATAATACAATATCATATATCTATAAGTAAAAAAATAATTAAATAATTTAATATGTTCGCTAAATTTCTTATCACGGGAGAACATACAGCAGTAACCCCCTATAACCCAGCGAGGAACGAGCTCAGCACGAGCAACGCGAAGTGCGGTATTGATCCGAGGTCTACCCCCCCCCTTGCGGGGGGGTGTTTGTCGTGTCAAATCCAAAGTATCACTTCTGTGATTTTTTGTAAATATATCTATAATTATAATAGAAAATTTTATATTTTAAATAGTCGGGGAGTTTAGTATTACCTCCCCGACTTCTGTGTTTTTTTTTTTTCGTTTAATAATAACAGAATCCACGCAATAAATGTCTTGTATCCTTCTTGTAACTTGATACTCATCCTCATCTCCATACCTAACTTCTTTAAAGATTTCTCTTGGGTGCTT